GATGTCACTTTTACCGGCAAATTGCCAGTCGTGCTAGTCACCCAAGTAAGGTATTCGTCCGCATTCGTGCTGGTATCGTCTGTGATTGCCACATTGGTCGAACTGGATGCCGTCGTCGCCGTGCCGGCATTGCCGTCAATGCTGGTCCCCGTCAACGTTTGACTGCCAGATCCTCGATTGAGCGCAATCGCGGTGGTCCCGATGTACAGACTCGAATTGCCCAAAACACCTGACGGGATCGTGCCCGACAGCTGGCCAGCAGGAAGGCTAGTCAGACTAGCCCCAGAACCGCTAAAGACGGTCGCTGCGAGGGTTCCGCTTAAAGGGTTGAACTGTAGACGGGTCGAGGAAACGTACTCTGTAGCGAGGTTTCCGGTCGTCTGGTTGGCAAACAACGGGTAGCGGGTCGCATTGGTCGTGGTGTCGTCTGTGACCGTTGCATAGGCCGTAGGCGTAACCCAAGACGGGGCGCTGGTGCCGTTGCTTTGCAGAACCTTGTTTGCGTCCCCAGCTGCGGAAGCCAAAAACGCTGTTGTGCCGGCCGCGGACTGATATGGAACGCTGGCGGCTGCTCCGCCGGCCAAGTTTGTGGCCGTACCCACCGAAACGCTGCTGGCGGCCACGTTTTGCCACCGGCTGTTGGCCGAAACGTATTGCAGCAAATTGTTGCTGGCAACGGTGGTGATTTGAACGTCACTCAACTGGCTAAGTAAGCCAGGGTGAATTATTTGGACCGCAATCGACCCGTTTGTGCCGCCGGCTGCCTTGGTAACAATGCCAACCTGAACTTTCAGATTTGGGGCGCTTGGCAAAACGGTGGTGTACCCGCCCAGCACTGTGGGGTCGTAGTACAAAGGCGTTCCGTCACCCAATCCAGCCGTGTTTAAGTCGTGAACAACGCCAAACGCGGTAATCCGGCCAAATGAATTTTTGGCAATGGTTTCGGTCGCCATGCCAATGATCGAATCGCCATTGGTAGTTCCAATCGGGGCCGGCTCAAAAGTCACAATGCCGGTCGTTCCATACGCACCGGTAACAACAATTACTTGGCCATCGGTAATGTTTTCAGATGCTCGGCCGTAAACAAACAATTCCTCGCCGATCTGTTGGGTAATGTTGTTCTGTTTGAAATTCAACGTATCAGTTGAGGAATCAAACCACATCGTGCCAATCGGTGTAGAAGCGGGAATAGAGCCGGAAAATTGCACTGATCTGGCGCCAGCCAAATTGGCGTTGTCATCAATTGTGATGCCGCTGTTTTGGATCAGTTTGCCGGTGGTGGTATCAAATCGAGCAATGGCATTGTCGGTTGCGCTGCTCGGACCCACCACATCGCCGCCGGTGTATGCAGCCCATGTAGGGGCGCTGGCGCCACCGGATACCAATACTTGCCCAGCCACACCGGCCGTGTTGAACGCGTAAGCCGTGCCGGTTCCGTAGGCTATAGCGCCGGCCGTCGGGGTTGCCGTTGCGTTGGTTCCGCCATTGGCAATCGGCAGGGTCCCCGAAACATGAGTCGTAAGGCCGATTTTTCCCCAGGACGGGGCTACGCCAATGCCACCTGAAATTAAAGCGTTGCCGGTCGCCACATCAGCCAGAGTCGCCAATGTGCTGGCGCTGGCCGCATAAATCAGATCGCCGGTCGTGTAACTGGTTAGCCCAGTACCGCCATACCCCACGGCAACCGTGTTTCCGTGCCAAGTTCCTGCGGTAATGGTCCCGACAGTGACAATCGACGTTTGACCAGGGTAAGTGTCGCTAAGTTTGACGCCGGCCGACGACACATCAATCGTTGTCCCGTTGGCCTTAACCGAAAACTGGTTGGAAATTAGCTGTAGACCGTTTCCAGCCGTGTAAGTTCCAACGCCGCTAAATTGGGACCACGGCATTGCAGTAACGTCGATGGTTCCGGTCCGCGCCGCGGTGGTCACCCAGCCGGTCGATGCCAGCGTTGCGCCGTCCTCAATGAACGTAAATGCGCCTGGTACTTCCGACCAGACGTTCATGTCGCTGGTGCGGGTCCAACCGGTCGCGCTGGCGGCATAGATGCCGTTTTGCGCTTGGCTGGTCTGGTTTTTGACCAAAATCCGATCAGCAGCAGTCAGGCTTGAGGTCCAATCGCCACCGGCCTGAACCGCCAATCCCGACAACGTGATGTTGTTTGTCGTCGAATAAACGCAAGACGCCTTGACGTCTAGCCCTTGCGCGACGGAATCGACGTAGGCTTTGTTGGCAATGTCCGTATCGGCCGAAGGGCTGGTTGCCACTTGGCCGGTCAAAGCATAGATATTGGTGAAATACCCTGCCGCCGGCACAGATCCGCCAATGACGGACGAATTGATTGTGCTGTTGGTAATCGTCACCCCGTCCAACAACGGGTTGACAGGCGGCAGAAACGGGGTCCCAGCGGGACCAATAAACGTAATCAAATCAAAGGACGGCTCGGGCTTAAACAAGCCCTGAACCGGCACAATGTTAACTGTCGAGGTAACAGCCGTGCTGTTAGACATCGTTACCTCTTAACTAATCGGCTTGAGTCGGCGTTATGAACAGTGTGCTTCCGCCAGAACTAATGCCTTTTAAATAAAACGGGCCTTTTGGGCATGCAATTGTTAGGGGAAAATTCATCACCCCAGGCAACACAAACGATCCACTGTTGCCGGTAGTGGCAATCGTCGGGGTAACCAAATTGGCCGATTCTGGCGCCATCGTAATGGCACAAGGGTCGGTCCCAATGTTCAGCAAGGTTACATAATTGGTCTGATCGTTGGTCGACGGGGTAACCAACAAAGCACTCGATGCACTGCTGGTAAGAGTCAGCATGTAAGTCGGGCCGCTGGGTCTGATTGCTGAAAGATTGACCATGATGGTTCCTTTCTTGTGTTCCAAAAATTATAGCAGCAAAACAAAAAAGCCACCCTCACGAATGAAGGTGGCCTTCTTGGTTTAACCCATCCGAATTACGACAGGAAGGAAAGGTCGTAACCGTAGATGAACACATCTGCGGTTGCGGCTGCGCCTTGTGCGGTCGTGCAACGGATATACAACGGGGTACCACTGATCGCAGCGGTGCTGGTCGCAGCCGTAACAACAACCGCGGTGGTTGTGCTATTGCCACTTAGAGCATAAGCCGATTTGACAGCAGTACCGGTTGCGCCGGCGCCGGTGTAAACGGCCAGCTGCGCGGTAGTCAGGCTCACTGACGCATTCGCCACAATGACGCTCTGAACACTGACGCTACCGGCTGCCAAAATGGGGGCAACGGTATCGCCAACTTGGTTCAGATTCACGCCCTGAGCCGATGCAATCAGGCGAAGTGCCTGGTTGGTGGCCAAGTTTGTGGGATGAATGGTCTGGGTTGATGCAGGTCCTGGATTAGACATTTTCTGTTTCCTTAATTGATTGTCGGTTGATGTTTAGGCGGCAACGCGGCAAGACAGTTCAGGATACAGGGGCGCCCATCCGTACAACACATCCAGACGGGTCGGGATGCTGTCGTTGTTGATGGTGTACTGCCGAACCACACGGATCGACAGGCCAAGGTCCTTGTCCGAAGCACGACCGGCAAAATGCACACCGTCCGGCACCTCAAGATCAGCAGTCGCCAGCGTAAACGCGTTGCGGTGCATGATGATGTTCTGCGGCGAAGTGACACCCGTGTTGTTGAACGGGGTTACAACAGCACTACCGCTGGTTGTAGTCACAACAACGTTCTGGAACTGGCCACCGGTAATGATTGCCGGCGAAACAGTGACAGCGGTGCCGCCACCCGTAGCAACAGCCGTGGTAGCCGTTACGACAAAGTTACGCAACTTGCCGGAACCATACGCGCTGCGATTCTGCGGATTAACCGCATAGACGCCAGCGATCTGGACCACATCGCCCTGGACAAGGGTCAGAGCCGTTGAAGCCACCATCGTGATGGTTGAAGTTTGCGCCCAACCCGTTGCAATACCAAACGCCGACGATGAAGTGCTGGTTGCAAGCGTATAACCGCTGTACGAACCGAAGGTCTGGTTCACAACGTTCTGGTCCATGAACCAGTTCATGCCGGCCGAATCGCGGCCCATCATGCCCTTGCGGAACTGCGAACCAATCGCTTCAGCAGGAACAAACAGACCCTTCAGGCTATCGACAATCGTCGCGCTGGTGAAAGGCTCAATCACGCATGAACGACGGCCATCACGCGGGGCGCCTTCAGCGTCCAGGTAAGCACCGGCGGTCAGGTAAGTGATAAGGCCAGTCGGCGGAACGCCGGCGGTGCCCACAATGTTGGCCGTGTTGTTCTTGGCCATCGTCAGACCGTCAAAGTCGATCTTGTTGGCAATTGCAGCAATAGCCGGCTTGAGGATACGGTCGCTGAACGCGTCGAGCGAAAGCGCCAGATCCTGCGTCGTGAACTGCGTGTCCACATGGAACTGGGTCGACAGGGTCACCGGAACGCTGGTTTCGTTGAAATCTTCAACGTTGAGCGCCGGACCCGTGGTGCCGATGAAACGGCCAGGGCGACGCACATTCAGGGTATTGCCGATCTTGGCGCCGGTCACGGCGAACTGATCGTCATACTCGCGGGTTACTTCGCTGGTGAAGGTGAGTTCGTTTTCGAGGACCATCAACGCTTCGTTGGTGATCTTGCTAATAGTCAAAAGATTGTTGGACATTTTGGTTTCCTAGAGAAAAGGTTTAAATGTCAGCGAATCTTACGGCTCTGTCTTGCGGCTTTCCACTGCTGAAAAGTCCCGTGAAAATTCCCATCGGAATCCACGTTGTTTTCAGTCGTCGAAATAGCCCCTCGAATTGGCGTAATCGGCGCTGGCGCTTTAGTCGATTTCGCAACGGCCGGCTTGCTTAGTTCGCTACCCGTGACAGTCTTTTCAACTGCCTTTTCAAAACGGGCTTCCAACTTTCCGATTTCTCTCAAGGCTGAAATAACAGACTTTTTGCCCAGTTCTCGAGCAAAGTCGGGGTTTTCGGCAAGGTGATATAGGATTTTTGGACCCACATCACTGTCCATAATCGCGTCTCTGACGGGGTCCGAAACGGACACATCGCTGGACTGAATCATGTCGTCGAAATCTGACAGTTCCTTTCGTGCTGCATCCACTTTCGTTGCCCAACTCTTTTCGAATTCGGCTCTCGATTCGGCTGCCCTACGGTCGGCGTCTGCCCTGTCCCGTTCTGCCATCTTCTTATCAGCGGTATGTTCAGCCAACGCCTTGGCGTATTCGAACATATCGTTGAATTCTTCGGGTTTTGGCTCTGGTCCCAGATCGTCTTGCGTCGATTTAGGCTTTGCTTTCGCTTCCAGTTCCTTAACCCGTGTTTCCAGCACTTCCCGCGCTTCACGTTCCTTACGGGCATCTTCCCGTGCGGCTTCGCGTTGCTTCGTTATCTCTGAAAACCGCCTCTCAATCTTCGGATTTGGCTTGCGCTCTTTCTGCTCGCCTTCC